GTGAAGGAGCTTCAACCTCAATCGTGTTACTTGTGATCGTGGTGACGCTTCCAAGCCCTGTTGTTCCTGCCACGCCTGTGACAGAGACTGTCGCCGTGCCTGTAACCGTAACTGATCCCAGCGAGCCTGTGCCTGCCACGCCAGTGACCGAAGTGCTTGCGTCAGCCGAGACCGTAACTGACCCAAGTGTTCCCGTGCCTGCAACTCCCGTAGGACTAACAGTTGCCGTACCCGTAACCGTAAGTGAACCAAGAGTACCAGTGCCTGATACACCAGATACACTAACACTCGCATCAGCGGATACAGAAACCGACCCAAGAGTCCCCGTTCCCGCAACGCCTGTAACTGAGACATTAGCGTCTGCCGTAACCGAGACTGTACCAAGAGTCCCTGTTGCTCCAGGAACTGCTTCGCCATTACCCCACGTTCCTTCGCCCCATCCATGAGAGGAAGAATTCCATCCATCAAAGACAACCTTGACATCAGCCACACACTATATCCTATGCGATTCTTATGATCGCGTTAGAAGCGTCTGCTGCTGGAAACTGAATAGTAAAGTCTCCACTTGTAGATGTCTTATCCGCTCCGAAATCTAATATCGCTACTGCTCTATTAGCTGATCCTGCGGTAGTAGAAGAATTGTAAATTAAACATCCTCTCGCAGTAATCGAACTGCTAGACCAAGTAGTATCGGCAAAATCTGTCAGTGCAGTAGTTCCTGATGTGGTCGGGTCTACATTAGTTAATGTATTACCGCCAGCAGTATATCCTGTGCCTGTAGCAGAAACTTCGTTAGTCGTTGCATACGCTGTAGTAGATGCTGACATAGTTGCACTACTGGTGTACAAAGCAATCTTAAACGTATTGCCCGTACCTGTAGTGGTGGTCGTTCCTCCACCAGAACCGTTATGGAAATTATGTATTCCCTGTAAAAGCTCTGATTTGAACGAGGTTGCCATAGCTGTGGTGATAGCCATTATAGTCTCCTTAAAATATCAGCAGTGTCTGACTGACCCTGTTGAATAAACTCATTAATAAGCGTTGTCCTGTCGCTTTTGATTGCTTGTTTGATTATACCTAATACTACATGATAAATGCGGTTTCTAAACGCTTCTGCTTGCTGTCGCACAATAGGGTCTACAGAGGAAGACACGCTAACTATTTGTTCTACCGCTCGTTCAGCTAGTTCTTCAGGAGACAACCCTCTGCGTTCTGTTGTTTTAACAACAACGTCTCCTAGATTTGATTCAACAGACATCTTAAACATAACTAACCCATCCTAGATATATCATAACGATGTTCGTCTCGAATTCCATAACCTTCCCCAAGTTTCTTTAATCCTGCAATCGCCTCTTGAAACCTTTGGTCGTAATACGGTGTTTCTTCTGGGGTTTTTATGAATGTCGACGCTTCTACTAATGAACCGTATAATAATGCATTTGGAGCGTTTTCAGAAAGCCATGTTGTTCCGCTATCTGAGCCAGCGGTTAACGACGCCGGTCTGTACTTGTAATGAAGCTCAAAAGTATAATTAGCGTCAGGTGTAGGAGCCAAAATAAAAGTTGAGCTATCAAATAATCCATAATAAATGGGTGCCCCTGTCGTCGATGCGTTCGGCGTGTAATCTCTAATAAACGAAACATGCTTCAAATACAAGTATGTATACACGCTACTAGAGATAACCGCTAAACTCAACGGGGCCAGGAAATCACTAGGCATAGACAGATAAGTACTGCCTGAAGTGGCCGTACCTGTTACGTTTTTTCTAAAATCAGGAATCTCAACAGCTTTTAGAATTCTTTCTTCTGCTTCCTGAATAAAAACCGATAAGTTATTATTAAACGTAGTTTCACTCGTTTCACAATAATCTTGAATAGCTGTTTTTAGTGTTGCGTAAGTAAAGCTCATGTGGTCACCACTGTTACTGTGCCAATACTACCCGTAGCCCCATCTGCTGAAAAGTCTGAGCCAATAGGGTCTACTGTAGTTGCTGGAAGAGCACCTACATTGACTCCAGCAGAAGTAGTAAACGTAGGACTTGTTGTTATAATCGCCCCTAACTGAGACTGAGGTAAAGAAACTTCTGGTCTTGGTTGATGTAAGGACTCTGGATCCGTAGGTAATAATGGAGGATCTAGTTGAGGGTTCTTTGGTTCATAACATTCTGGACAAACCTTAAAACCAGTCCATTCCATACGAAGCTGTAAGTACTTATAAGCCCAACCGCAACGGTCGCAAATCCCGAGTGCGTGTTTACCTTGTGCGTAAGCCATTAAGTAAAGACGGAACTTACTGAGGGGATTAAATGGACAGACGTTCTATCTTCATCGAACCTTAATGCGTTTTGAAGAGCTTGCTCATACATAGGCTGTAATAAAGCAACTTTGTCTGGGTTCTTTTTAACCGCTAAATAAAAAGCTAATCCCATGGTTAAACAGGGTAAGAATCGACTAGGTACGTCAAGATCATTAACAGAAGCTGAAGCGTCTTGAATACGTTGCCATCTATAAGAAATAAACTGATCTGTGGAGTTTTCAGGAGCAGGCCATAAATATACTTTAGGCGTAACCGTTCGCTCTACATAAAACTGTGTAGGTCTAGCCTTCGTTGTTTTATTAGGAATATTAAAGTATTCGTTACGGTCAATTCTAGAAATCTGAAAATCAGTTTGAATACCATTAACAGTTCTTCGAATTATTGCGTCTAGTATATCAATGTCGTAAGCATTCAGGTCGTAAGAAGAATCTCCCTCAGTTAAAGTCTGAGAGACTTCTACAACTTCCCAAAGCTGAACACCTCTGTTAGACCAATCTGCAAACATTAGGTTTAGAGAACGCCTAGCAGTGACTGCATCGTAACCCGTACGAAGTTCGAGTCCTGCTAGTTCGTATGCGTCCTCTATAGCTAACGCTACGTCTAAACTAAAAGTTCTAGTACCTGAAGTAGCCATCTATCCGTAATGCTTTAACAAATCAAGAACGATAACATAAGTATCGTTAGCGGCAGCTCCTATGGTAGTTAGAGCAATATCTCCTGTCTTTCCAGTACCAGAAGTATTCTGTAATCCACCAAAACCGCTAAAGTCCATATGTCCATTACTTGACTCTGCCAATGCTAATGCGATCGTATTCGTGGTTGCATCCCAAAGTAATTGCACTTGGGTGAAACCAGTTATAGAGTGGTGTACTTTATCAATAGTAACACCACTACACGCAGTTCCATCGGCTCTAGCATTCAACGCGCTAACGTCAACTTTTGTGACAGCACTTTCTCCAGTGCTGTCGCTAAGGTTGGTTATCTGGATGACTGCTCTATGCGTACCGTCCATAATAGTTGTACTGGTAACTGCATCTGCCATATCAATTTACTCCCGTATTAAGCGTCTGCAAACGGAGTAACAAGTGTGCCTGAGCCAAGAGTTATACCTTCTACTGCGTATTTTGCACTTGCTATAGCAGTTACTCTTATGATGCTTCCTGCAAGACCGCCTTTAGTGCTACCATTTAGAGTAATCACATCGTTAGAAGCACCTGAGATGAAAGTTTTACCAGTTGCATCATCTACGCCTGTGTAAACTCCACCAACAAACTTGTCAGTACCATCAGTCAAGATATCCATGTCGGTAGCAGCAGTCACAACTATAAACGTAAAACTTGCGCCTAAATTTGCTAATTGGTTTGGATCACCCTTATCTGTGGGTTCTGTTACAACGATGCTTGGGAGAGTAAACTTTCCATCCGCATCATTACAAAGAAGTGGTCGTCCAGCGTGAGAAGCAACGGTAATTGAAGTGTCAGCTGTTAGGCTAACTACTCCATTGTATCCTGAATTAATAAGACCAGCGAGTGATCTAATAGGGCCAGCGAAAGTCGTCTGAGCCATCGGTTTTCCTCCTTACGAAAGGTTTCGCCCTAGAGTCTTCGTAAGCGTCTGCTGGGACAGTCGCTAGGGCTATTATATTCCCAGAAATAAAGGGGGGCATAGCCCCCCTGTGGTATTATGCTCCAGGAGAGCCGAAAATACCTCTCCAATCAGACCAACCAAAGCTATAACGCTCTCTGGCCTTATAACGAACATTTCCGGTTTCAAAGTCACCTTCCATGTTTGTTGATACAGCCGTACGAACAAAATGCTTAAGTCCGTTAGGAACGTCAGTCTTCAGGAAGAACGCATCAGTATCAGTCAGATAATGATTTACGGTGTAGCCTTCAGGAACCATGCCCATATTGCGAACCGCGTTAATATCATTGTCTGCCGTACCAACTCTTCCAGGAGATTCAAGAAGCCTATCCGCAACAAACTGCAAAGCAGGTGGGATAATTAGCTTTCTTGCCTGAGCGTTAATTTTAAGACCGCGCTCGTCTTCGAACGCAGCAATATCAATCAACGCTTGCTCCAATGAAGTTTCATTCAAATCAGCTGCAGTAGACAGCTCATTTTTCTGATCTTCATTTCCAACGGTTGGGTGGTCAGTTGCACAAAGCTCTTTTCCATCACCACCAACATAAGACGAACTAAAAGCATTGTTTAAAATGTTAGCTGCCTTAATCTGCTTAGTGGTCATCATGGAACGTGCTAGTGCGCGTGTATAACGAGAAGACAGAGTGTCATACAAGTTGTCCTCGATGGCTTCTTCAGTCAAGCTAAAGGCCAAAGCGACCGTGTCGTGTGTATAACGTGCTGTCCATGCTTCCTGTGCAGTGTCGTAGTTCACCGCAGAGCCTTCGCTCTTAACTGGTGCTTCTCCAAAGCCAGTTAGCATGACTTCTTCCTCGTAAGCTCTTTCAGAGTTTTCTGTATCGAAAATCTCTTCGTGCTCATTCGGATAACGATCATACTCTAGTCCAAAGAGAGCATGAAGGCCAGGAACAAGCTCTTTAACGAGTTGTGCTCTATTAATAGCCATTAATTACTCTCCTTAAACTGCGAAGGTGTTAGTTGGGAATGTAAAGTACGCCCGAGCATATGCACCAATAGCATTGCTAGGAGAATCTACAAAACCGACACATAAAGCAACACCACTAGAAGTAGTAGCTGTTACACCCTCTTTTGAACGTCCGTTAGTAGAACTACCGGCAGTAGTACTCAAAGTGTACTTATTACCGATAAAACTTACTGCAGGAGTTCCTGCTGTAAACTGTGCTTCAAATACAATACCAGGATCAGCATAAACATATGCCTCAGCATCTTCGCTGCCTAGTGTTGCTGTACTTGCAGTCCACGATTTAGAAAACGTAGGAGTCCCGTCTGTAGCCGTGTAATACACACCGTAAAACACGCCAACAGGAGTTGAGGTTGCTCCCGCTTGATTGACATAACCCGAAGAAAGCGTGACTACGTCGCCGCTATAAATAGCAGTTCCGTATGCACTTGCAATACGCATTTTCTTGGGTCTAATCGTTCCTCCATACATAGAGAAAGCGGGAGTAAAACCATTAGGTTTATCCGTATTCGCCATTGTTAAACCCTCATATTAGAGTGATATTTAATCAGAACTTACGTCCCGACTGCCAAATTCAACTTTAGAGTTCCTTTGAATGTCCCGTTTACTAATAGGCATTCTAGGATCACTATCCCGCAAAAGGTCGTTGTCTACTCCCTGAAGTTGTTCCTGACTTCTTTGTCTAAAGTAATCAGTTCTTTCCTCTACGGTTTCTTCTGGAACTTTTGCAAGCACTAGCCCACCGACTCCAATTGTACCCGCGTGCTTACCGTCGTCTATTGTAGGAGAGTCAAACTCTGGATAGTCTTCCGCTCTTACTGGTTCGAATCCTTCACGAATACGTTTAGACATATTCGCTTTGTCATCGTGTCCTCGGACTTCTGCACGTAACCACCTGTGTTTATATCCAGGAGGTGCTTCTGGGGCGTCCAACATTGAAGGTGGTTGCCAAGTTTTTCTGCGAGCCTTCTTTGCTCGTGTATCAGCAGATCTAGGAGTTCGATCTGTCATTCTTTATCTCCTCTATACATATTTTGCGTACTCTTCTAACGGCACCCCGATCCTCTTAGCAATTGCTTGCTGTGAAGGAGAGAGTGAAACTTTGCGTGCTCCGCGATTAGGAGACCCAACCCCACGGCTAGGCCCAGCAACAGCGGATTGTTGCACGGGTTGTGCTTGATCAAATTTTTGCGGGAAATATTCCTGCATCCTTTTATCAACCTCTTTATAATAGCTGGGAGACTGTGGATTCCAAACCAGCTGCCCTCTTTGGTTATTCTCGGCGATCATCTCTTCGTGAATATCCATAGCAGCTTGGGTCATTACCCGATCACTCCCAAACCATTTATTTCGTTCTGCCCATTCTTCCGTGATAGGATCTATCGGAGGAGGTGGGGGCTGTGGGGCTTGCTGCTGCGGAGCAGGAGGTGGCCTTTCAGCTCTTACCTTTTGTTGTCTTTGCAAACGCTGAACATTCTGCGCTTCTAATGAAGTTTTAGCAACCGCTTCTGTAGCTAAGGCTATCGCTTCCGCATCACCTAGTTCCTGTGCTTCTTTAAGAGCTTTTCTAGCTCTTTCCGCATCAGACTTAACGCGAGCGTCATATTCATTAACTAATGTTGTGTCTGAAGAAGTTAGTTTGCCCTGAAGTGTTTGGTTTTCAGCTTGAACATTCTGCGCATATTTAATCGCTTCTTGTTCTCGCCTTTCTGCTTCACGCATTCGATAAGTTAACTTATCAATACGTTTTTTAACACCAGCACTGTATTCGTCTACTTCTTCAGTGTGTTGAGACTCTTCGATCGTTTGATCGCCTGTATTCACATCAGGAGTGCTTTCTTGAATCACATCCGCTTCGTGAATGTCTACTTCCCCTTCAGGAAGATCTAATTCTATAGTTTGTTCAGCCACAGCTATAACTCCATATTATTGCAGAATGTCTTCTGGGTCATTTATTACAGCAAGCACTTCATCATCGTTTAAAAGCCGCATACTGCCGCCTTCAATATTGAACCTAGCCCCTGCATAGCGTCCAAAGATTATAAAGTCCCCCTCTTTACACCAAGGCCCATCTGGAAATTTTTCCTTATCCGCATAGGCGCTTGATCCAACAGAAACGACTAAACCTACAATCGCAGCTATTCGTTCCTTTTCGAGAGTTTGCTTTGCAAGCATAATTCCACCTTTAGTAGTGGCTTTAGGCTCGTGAGGCAGGATTAAAATCCTGTATCCCGTAGGTACGGGAAGTTTGTCTGCGTGTGCTTCTATGTTTTCAGGAGTGATCTGAGATTCTTCTTTCTCAGTGTCAGATCCAAAATTTAGAACACGGTCTGGTACAGTATCAGTCATCTATCTCTTCCATTTTAGAGTGCAGGTTCACGATTTCTTGTTCAGCGAAATTTAAACCTGATATTTCGCCTACTATCCTCACATAGTGAGAATAATCCTGTGCACTGCCCGAAGCCAGTGTTTGCGAAAGCTCTTGTTGCCTCTCTCGCATTTTGCGGAGCAAATGCTCCGAAAACTTGATATAGTCCATTAATCGCTAATGTACCTATAAAAATTCAAACCTTTAGTTGCAGCACCGCCACCTTTTACTTTGGTTTCTGTGCCATCTATAACTGTTCCCGCTTTTACTTCTTTAGCTTGAGCAAAGCCTTTAGCAGAAGCCTTCATTGGCTCTACCTTCACACCTTTCGGCTGAGAGCTAGGCTTGGCGTTGTTAGCGTCGTAATAGTTTCTCATTTTCTACCCTTAGTTTTAGTGGACCCGCCTTTTTTCTTATACTGCACTTTTACCCCTTTTTTCTTTGCAGCGGCCTTCGCTTTTGCAATTCCTTTCGGGCTGTACGAATAATGTTTACTACCTACTTTTGGCATTAGAGTTTCTCCTTAGATTCTCTTACTGCTTTTGCAATTTCAGTTAAGTTTGCATCAATATCTCGCTCATTCTGCATTTCAGCTTCTTGCAAGTCTGCAGTAACCTTAATATCTGTTTGTCGTTCTTGCGAATCTAGTTTTTCTAGTTCAAGGTCTGCTTTACGCTGCGATTCTCTGTCTTTCTGAGACAGTTTCTCGTATTCCAAATTCATCTGCTCTTGGAACATCTCGCGTTGCGGATCTTGCTGCTGAGCGGCCATCGCTTGCGCTAGTGCTTGCTCCTGACCTGTTATTTGCTGCGTTGCTTGAGCTGCTGCCATCGCAATTTGGTTTTCCATTTCTGGGGGCAACTGTGGTAGCTCCCCGTTTGGTCCAGGCTGTGGTAACTGGATACCTTGCTGCGCTAACATCTCTTCAACTTGAATACGATACTTCAAGGCTTGATGTTCTTGGATATGCGCCTGTAATGCTGACATAGCCTGTGGGTTTTGCTGTATTTGCGGGCTTTGCATAAACGCCATATGCGCTTGAATGTGCGCATCGTGGTTTTGTTGGATAAATGCTTTTAATGGAACGTTCATTAACGCATCCATATTCTCCTGAACAGGATCTTTCGGAGTCGGTTCAAATTCAGGAAGAAGTAGGTCATCAATATCTTGGATATTTAACGCCAAATACATTTTACGAAAGGCTTCTCTCATGTTGTGTATTTGAGGTGCACTTTGTGCCATCTGTAACTGGGTCTGTGCTAAAATAATCCGCTGAGTCGTACTAAAGATGTTTGGATCCGAAACAGGAATAACATCTACGTTATCGCCGAAGTCCTCACGGAAAACAGTTTGATCTGCGCCCTGTACTTGATAAGGATACTCCTGAGGAAGCACCTCTCCAAAGATTCGCTTCAGTATTTTGAATTCATTTCGCTGTGCGTAATGTAATCGCTTATGTATTGCAGAAATAACCTTCTGGCCTTTCTCCAACATTGCAACAGTGGTGCCTACAGGAGCTTGACTATTGCCATCTCCAGTCCCTTGGTCCATTACCGCCGCAAACTTCTGACCAGACTCAACTAATAAACCTAACAGCTGTGCTAACGTACCGCTTGGCTCTTTATAAGGCAACGGCAAGAAAGAATCCCGAATAACGCCTCCAGGAGTGTCAACATCACGCCACTCTCCTGGTTGTATAGGATCATCAGACCGCTGAATATTTAATCCTCTGGATTTAAAACCAGCCGGTAAGTTTGAAAGCGTTCCTGCGTCAATCAACTGCCGTAATATTGCAGTAGCGGATTTAGTTACGCCACCAATCATGTGAATTAAGCCAAATCCATAAAATCCCAATCCTGGGAGGAATTTAAAGTGCGTAAAGTATTCAACCTTCTTACGCATCGGGTCAGTCGGGTCATAATTCTGCCGAATTGACAAAACATCGTTCGTATCTAAACAGACCGTTGCTATATACGGCAACGCCAACCCAGTAGGCTCACCGTTTTTATCTTTATCCTCAAAACCTTCTAAATCAAACTCACCATGAACTTCTAATAACGTAAATTCGTCATCGCCACCAGAACGATCTACTCCTTCAAGCTCATCTATCTTATCTTTTAAATCGCTTTGCCCAACAAACGAAGGAGATCCCATATCAATGTCACGATAAAA